AATTCCTTTATACATATTGATGTATTCAAATTTAAATCGATCCTTAAGGAGGTAATTATCCATGGCACTTGAGAATGGAACTGTGCTTGAGAATTTGAAGAAGCAAAAGGCTGAGTTGGAACAGCAACTTGAAGCAGGTAGAGAAATGTACCTGAAAGTTCTGGGAGCCATCGATGTACTTGAGCAAATCGAAACCACTAACACAGAAGAACCAGTAGCGGAGACCGAAGTAGTCGAATGAGCTTCTTTGATTCAGAAATAGTTCAGGACGAAATGAAACAGATTGCTGAACTTCAGGAGGCAATCTATGAAAAAGTATTCTCGTTTTCTACCATGAAAAACGAGGATAAGTTAGAACATGTCGAGATGTTAGAGGAGTTGTTGAAGAAACAACAAGTTCTCTACACTCGGATGAGTTTATCTGACGATCCTGCAGCTAAGACTATGAAGGAGAACATTATTGAGTCGGCTCAACAACTAGGATTCCCTGCTGATGTTGACCTGACCTATGTCTTCAAGAACATGACGAACATTGTGGAGAACATGAGGAAGTCCCTTGACGAGTCCCAATAAATAGTCTATATTACGGGGGTGGTTAGGTCCCCCACCCAAACTTAACCAACAAGCCAAATACATTTAATACGAGGTACAAAATGGGTTTTGCAGACCTTAAAAAACAATCTTCTCTCGGTTCTCTTACACAGAAGTTAGTGAAAGAGGTAGAGAAGCAAAACGGTGGCGGAGGAGGTCAAGATGATCGTCTCTGGAAACCAGAAATGGATAAGTCAGGTAACGGTTATGCCGTTATTCGTTTCCTTCCTGCTCCTGAGGGTGAAGATCTCCCTTGGGTCAAACTATTCTCTCATGCCTTCCAAGGTCCCGGTGGATGGTACATCGAGAACTCCCTGACCACTATCGGTGGTAAGGATCCTATCGGTGAACTTAACCGTGAACTGTGGAACAGTGGTAGTGAGTCAGACAAGGAGACAGTTCGTAAACAGAAGCGTAAGCTTTCTTTCTACGCAAACATCTACGTCGTTCAGGACAAAGCCAATCCTCAGAATGAGGGTAAAGTGTTCCTCTATAAGTTTGGTAAGAAGATCTTCGACAAAATCATGGAAGCAATGCAACCTGAGTTTGAAGATGAGACTCCTATCAATCCCTTTGATTTTTGGCAAGGTGCAAACTTCAAACTGAAACTGAAGAAGGTCCAGGGTTACTGGAACTATGACAGTTCAGAGTTTGATAAAGTCTCTCCTCTCCTTGAGGATGACGATGCACTGGAAGCACTGTGGAAGAAGCAGTATTCACTTACTGCATTCACCGCTCCTGATCAGTTCAAGTCTTACGATGAACTGAAGAAGCGTCTTGATTATGTCTTGGGCAATAAGTCCACACGTAAATCAACCGTAGAAGAGGAAACCGAATTTGATAACTACGCAGCAACAGAACGTAAGACCATCAGTGAAGAGGAGATCACTAAGAAACTCGAAGACTCCTATCAGTCTTCAAAAGCAAGTGATGACTTCAACGCTCCTGATATTACTATCAGTAAAGGAGATGATGAAGACGACCCAATGAGTTACTTCAGTAAACTCGCTGAGTCCTGATACAAAAATCGCATCCTGATTTCATAATGCCGGGAAAAATTTTCCCGGTATTTTTTTGCCCTATTAGGCTCAACTATAGAGTCTTATGTTCTCTCCTCTCACCACTCTGTCACTTACAAACTGTGTAGACCCTGGTGTGTATGGCATTTCGGTCTCAATCTCGGTCATGATAAGACCGACATAGATATCTTTGATCAGGAAAATATTTCTTTTCGCGTCATTGATTCTGTTCTCATACTCATAGTTTGATATGGGGAATGTAGATGAACGCGTCACCATCTGATCAAGTCCGGTGTCAAAGAAGGTCACACTGAAGTCTTGAGGAACAACCAGACCACTGGGTACGATAACTCTGTTATCACTATCTTTTACCTCGTTGGTCTCGTAATCTTTAGTAGCATAGATGTTCTCATAAGATCCATACTTGTCAAGAAGATACTTATCAAATGCTTGTTGACTCCATGGCCATTCTGTCTCTAGATTCATGATGTTATTACACAACATCACCAACCAGTCTAAGTTCTGATCACCATAGACTGAGTAGGCGACATCATCGGGTCTCATGTCACCTTGGATCTGATACTTAGTGAAATATGTCAGGTCACCTAGAATATCCTCTCGGATCTTACCTCTCTTAAATAAATTCTTGACAAGAGTATAGTCAGAGATGTTCTGACCTTCCTTTGTCCGATCAACATAGTCAAAGTTAGGGATGTAGTCGAAATATTGTCTAGACATCTTTAGAATCCCATACTAGTAACATTGTCTGGCTCAGTTTTATTATCTTCTGCGTAGATAGGCATGATCTCAGTGAATGCCATCGTAATATCAAATTGTGTCAATGACCCCGTTTGATTAAAGGTTGCGTAAGAACCATCAGGTGTGTAATTTACCTGGAAATTGGTCATGGCACAAGGCTTAAACTTATTTAGATATGGATGTTGTTCTTTTCCCCTGTAGATATACTCCAAATCAAAAATCCTAGGTGATGTAAGGAATAGATTTGATGTACTCCTAGCCACAGCCATATTTCTCTTAAAACAATAGATAATTTTTCTAATTACCTCAGACTCCTCGGGACTTCTTGGAGTCATTTTAAAATTAAAGTTAAAAGTCCTTAAGTTAGGACCATTGAATAGTAATTCAAGGTTAGGATTAATCACCATCCCTGTTGTTCTACCCAAAAGGTTAGCCCCAACAGCTTGACCAGCAAAATATGCAGCAACGGCACCCTTAATTTCTGAATCTGCCAAAACATTTTTAGCAGCTTGTCCCAAACCCTGTGCTGCCTTTTGAATATTCTTAAGATTAAACCCATCACCAATAGCCGTCATTGCTGCCTTACCTAGTTCTAATTGAACAGGATTCAGTTTATCATCAGACCAACTAACACCATTTGTCTCAGACAATTGGGGTTGCATAGGTAGGATCACTGTTTCATATCCTGTTCCTAGATTTTTTCTAGCACTATAGTCCAAGCTTGTAGCACTTGCATCCTGTATACCTTGGGATAGACTAGGAACATAATCATACGCTTGGATACTGATATAATCATATTCAAATGGACCGTCTGGTTTCAAGGGGTATCGATACACGGCTGTGGATCCTCCTCTCTTCCTTCCTCTAGCTGCAATAATAGCATTGATTTGATCCTGGGATTCAAGTTCAACTTGAACTGCTGCATCAGTATTCTCCAGTGCACCTGGATTTTCTTCACCTGTACCAGCACCTCCCTGTTCACCTGTGACTGGTTTAGTTCCCTTCTTACCAGTCGAACTTACCTGAAGTTTTGTTTTGGGATCAATGACTAGAGGAACATTGTTCTGAAAGAATGTTTGTCTAAATGAATCTCCTGCTGCACTACTAGCATAGTTAGTATTAGCATTTAGAACGGTGGCTCTATCTTGATTGAATAATTGTGCTCCCTTGAGGTAGAATTCTTGATTAAACTGATCGTTATTGAGGTTACTCTGTCCGTCTAATCTTCTTCTATTATTAACTAAATCTCTAAATCTTTTTTGATCCGTAATCTTCCAATTGTTTTTTGTTGAATCACCAGTTCCCGTACTAAAAGTTTCTGCTAGTTTTACTCCTCTTTCACTCTTGTTTAATTGATTAACCGCATAAACTTCTGTCTGACCAGTAGCCGTGTTAGTATATTGTTCTACCTCTAAACCTTCCCAGACTCTAGTGGTTTTTACTTCGGGTAACGACATTACACTAGTATAATTTTAGTTATTTATCGTGAAATATTGATATGGAATTGCTCTCATTACTTTAAGTTCTAATGGATAGATCCGATATAGATTAGTAGTAATCTCTTCCCATGTATATCTTCTGAACCCACCCCAATGGTAGTTCATTCCAATGAACCCCCACCTATAGATTGATGTCACAGCAACAAGAGGGAACCTATCATATGTAATCATAGGTGTCTTGGCTCTGTACTCAAAGGTAAAGTACTGACCTGTGTCTGGTATAACATCGACATCATCATCCAATTTAGTGATGATCTCAATCATCATCTCCTCTTCGTCTCTCAATGCTTTGATACGATTAACTTCCGCATCATCAGTGAAACGATTGATTGAACTGTTTAGATATCTTTGTTGTGCATCATCCATTGCCAGGTGGTAATGCTTTCTGTGGTCGTGGTGTAATCTTTGGTCTGGCACCACCGGTCATCATTGGCTTACCCTCACCTGGCGGTAAAGCCTTCTGTGGTTGTACTCTTACATTGACCTTCTGTACACCCTGATTGTCTCTAGAGAGATTATTTTTTGCTGGTCCAATAGCTCTCTGTCTACTACCTGCCATCGCGGTTGAACCTGGACGGGCTGATATCTGTTTGTGTTGAGGAGGTTGTTTGGCTGCTGCAGTTCTCTTAGCAACCATTGACTTCTCTTTACCTGGTGGCAAAGCCTTTTGCTCTCTACCTGGTGGTAGTTGTTTCTGTTGTTTCGCTGCTGCCTTCTGACGATATGTATTAGCTGCTCTGTCTGGTCTCTTTCCTGGTCCATCTGTAGGGGTGGGACCTGAACCCTCTGGCTTACCTGGTTTAGATCCTTTGGTATCCTTACCTTTCTTCCTATCGAAGATTGCTTTTCTTAGAGCCTTACCAATACCAGTGTTCCTTTTCTTGAATGAGTTATCATATGAAGGTATTTCAAGACCCGAACCACCCTTACCAGCACCGGAACCGGAGATGGAAGCTTGTGCATCTGACGAACTATCTTCTTGAAACTGGATGAATGATTTCATTGATCGTTAATACTTACTCTTTCTCTTACATAACGAGAGTAACCAAAGGTTACTGTCAGTCTCAGAAAGTCCTCAGCAGGACCATAATTTAGTTCCATACTATTTAGTTGTTTGGGGTACGAATCAATGATTGTGTACTGTAATGCCTTCTGATTATTACGAGACTCCTTGATGTTCTCTAGATTAGACACATCTTTCTCAAATTTTGTAAGGTAAATGTTTGTCCTGTAACCTGAATCACCACCATAATAATTCATCCTATAGTTTGCACCTCCCAGATCACGGTATGCAGTTCTTGGTTGGTAGTAATCTTCTCCCATCCCACTCATATAATCCATCCAGGCTTCAAAGAATGCCACAGTGTCGTAGTTATTATCAACAATGAAAGTCATTTCTAGAGAATTTTCATATGCTCTTCTATATGGGATCTCCTCTACAACACCCTGATAGTCATTGGCAACTGAGTGAGTGAGGAAGGATGAACCTGGTGTGGTCGTCCTAATACATCTTAATTCAATGTCTTCTCTTTGTTGAGGTGTCAGACTTCTCTTCCGTTCCATGAAATTCAGAACAGCACCAGGAGGTGTCAGTCTTACGAGGTAGTTATTAGGAGTAGCTACATTAAGAATCCTACTCTTGATCTGTGAGGTCTTAATGGGTCTAGGACTAGGTACCCCTCCTTGACTTGCCATCTAAATAATTTACTACTATCATACTATGTATAACTGATGCCCAGGGATTCTAAGTACCATCAAGGTAGGTTCCACCCTCTGCATCCTGAAAAATATATGGGGGATGTGAGGAACATATGTTACAGAAGTAGTTGGGAGCTCCACTTCCTTAAGTGGTGTGACAGGAACGATTCTGTCATTAAGTATGCCTCAGAGGAGTTCAGTATTCCCTATGTACATCCGGTTGACAATAGAGTGCATCGATACTATCCTGATGGTATTGTACAAATCAGACACAGGGATGGTAGAGTGTGTCGATACATCATCGAGATCAAACCAGCCAAACAGTGTGTAGAACCAAGGAAGAAACCAGGTAAGGTTACGAAGACTTTTATCAGAGAAGCAACTACTTACGCCATCAACCAAGCCAAATGGAATGCGGCTAGTGAGTACGCCAAAGACAATGGTATTGAGTTCAAAGTCCTGACTGAAAATGACCTAGGTATCCCTGCACCAAAGCGTAGAAAACGCAACTAAATATTGTTACTGAAATCTTTATCAGATATTATGCCTTTACCAAAGATTGCTACTCCAACTTATGAACTTGAGTTGCCCTCTACCAAACAGAAGATTAAGTTCAGACCTTTCCTAGTCAAAGAGGAGAAGTTGTTGGTCCTTGCATTGGAGAGTGAGGATACTAAACATATCACTACTGCTATCAAGACAGTCATCAAGAACTGTATCTCTACAAGAGGTATCAAGGTCGAAGAATTACCTACCTTTGACATTGAGTTCTTGTTCCTCAATATCAGAGGTAAGTCTGTCGGTGAAGAGGTTGAGGTTAATATCATTGCACCTGATGATGGTGAGACATCTATCCCAGTCAAGATTGACCTGGAAGACATCAAGGTAAAGGAGAACGAGGATCATGAGAAACAGATCCGTCTTGACGATACTCTAATGATGGAGATGAAGTATCCTTCATTGGATCAATTCATCAAGAATAACTTTGACTTTGAGGATAGTAGTGTAGACAGGTCATTTGAATTGATTGCCACCTGTATTGATAAGATTTACAATGAGGAAGAGGTCTGGTCTACTGCTGATGTCTCACAGAAGGAAGTCATTGAGTTCCTGGAACAGATGAGTTCATCTCAGTTCAAACAGATTGAGAAGTTCTTTGAGACCATGCCACGACTATCTCATACAGTGGAGATCAAGAACCCTGTCACCAAAGTCAAGAGCACTGTAGTTCTGGAAGGGTTATCTAGTTTTTTCGGGTAGCCCTAGTCCATATGGACCTGGAGAACTACTTCAGGTTGAACTTTGCCCTCATGCAGTACCATAAATATTCATTAACTGAGATTGAAAATATGATGCCTTGGGAACGAGACATCTATGTGGCACTACTACAAGAACATCTTGAGGAAGAAGAACAAAAAATGAAGCAAAGGAATGGCTAGGAAGATCACTAGAGGCCAACAACCTAAACAGGGTAAGAAGGTCGCAAACAAAACTGGTGGTAAGAAAGCAGCTGCTGAAAGATTGATTAAGGATCTTCAGAAGAATGCGAAGGATAGTGGTGAGGATTTGCCGGGTCTCGACGCACTGATTGATTCTATTAAGAAGGAAGTAAACGAGAACGAGAAGAAAGAGAAAAAGAAAAAGAAAGAATCGAAGAAGAAGATCAGTGCCTTGGTACAGGAGGTTACTGATAATAATAAAGATCAGAAGGAAGATAAGAAAGAGAAAGAAGTAATAGATGAAAGGGTCTTTGAGATCCTTGGTCTGGAAGATAATGGTGACCTAGATTACGAAGAGGTTACCTCTCTCATTAAAGAGTATCTTGTAAAGAATCAAGAGGAAGAGAAGGAAGGTGATACTGAATCACTGAAGACAGCTCTTAAGAATGTCAAAGGAAAGGAAGGTAAGTTCGAGGCAAAGAAAAAGAAAACCGTAACCGCTTCAGGATTTAAAGGTGAGAAGAAAGATACACCTGGGCAGGGGGTACAGGTTGTTGACAAGGATAAGTTCATTCCTACAGATGATGATAAACAGACAGACCAACTAAAAGGTGAAGGTCTGAATGAAGAACAGATTGATGAACTAAAAGAAGAACTTAAAGCAGAGGTAGAAGAGAAGACAAAAGAACAACTCGTACCCCTCTCTAAATCACTTTCAGAAATTGAACAGAACCTTCAGTCACTTCTTGATGTCAATAAGAAGAAACTGAAGATAGAAAAACAACAAGCAAGAGATGCTAAGAAGAAGGCGGAGTCTGAAGGGTTCAAAAAGACCGAGGCTAAGTTAGAAGGTAAGGACGGTAAGGGTAAAGGAATATTCAAGGGGATGAAGAAGGCACTGAAACCAGTCGCCGGTATCTTCGACGCGATCGGTAACTTCTTTACCAATGTCTTACTTGGTATGGCGGTTCAGGAGATCCTTAAGTTTATCGAGGACCCTGCAGCTTACTTGAAGGGTATCACTGACTTCTTTAATAATACTGTCATCAAATTTATTAATGATATCATTGACTATATTAACCTTGTCATTCTAGAACCAGTCAACGCATTCATCAATGCATTTAATGCTGGTATTAATGAAATAGAGTTTGCTATTAATAGTGTTGCTAAAATTTTAGGTACACCTCAGGTCAAGTTCCCTGACATTCCTAACGCGGCTATCCCTCATGTTCCTAATATCCCTGATGGATTTAACTTCCAGAAACAAGAAGATGGTGGTACAGTTCTCAATGTAAATAACCTATCTCTCTTTGATGGTGGTGCCATTGATGGTAAGACAGGTATGACTATCACAGGTATGGGCAAGGACACTCAGTTGATTGCTGCTCAGCCTGGTGAAGTTATGATGAGTAAGAAGGCAGTGGATGCATATGGTGCAGATACATTGCTAGGAATGAATTCATCAGCAGGTGGTAATAACAAACCTAAGTTTGGTAAGATTCCTGGGTTCCAAGATGGTGGTCAGGTAGGTAAGGTCATCATTGGTGCAGGTCATGCTCCCACTGTAGAGAATGCAGCTCGTGGTATCATGCTCGGTTCTGATGGGAGATCCGTACAAGGTACAGCAGATGATGGTTCCTCAGGTCGTAACACACCAGGAAATGCTACGGGTGTTAGAGAGTGGGAGGCCACTAAACATGTGGTAGATACACTGAAGAGACTGGTTCAGGAGAGAGGTCTGACTGATAAGATTGGTTTCCAAGACATCTATTCATGGAAAGGATTGAGTGGTGTTCCAAGATCAGTAGAGAGTACATCAGGACAACAGTATCTTGACCTGCACTTTGATGCTAGAGGATTTGGTAAGACTGGTGTTCTTCCATCCCGTAATGAGTCTGCCACTGACCGTTCATTGATGAATGTCTTCGGTAGATACAGTGACAGCTTTGATCCATCAAGTAAGGGTGTGACAGCTGGTGGTGGTACCCTACTAGAGTTGGCTGCCATCGATGACCCAGCTATTCGTAGTCTGTTAGAGGAAGTTAAGAGAGGAGAACAGGGTCCTGCATCAATGGAGATGGCAGAGAAGATTCTGAGAGGTATCTTACCTAGTATTCAAGGTGCTCCTCCTGTACCACCACAAGCACCTCAGGTAGAGATGCCTGAGGGTGATATGTCACAGGCTCCTCCTGCTCCTGTTCTTCCACCACCCCCCGGTGGTGCTAAAGTAGCAAGGACTAAAGTCGATGTGAATGTTCAACCATACTCCGCCCCTCAAAGGGGAGGTGGTCCTACAGTAGCTGTCCCTGTTGGTCAACAACAAGTCAATAGTGCTGCAGTAGATGGTGGTCAAACAGTTCCATCATTCTCAGCAGAGGATTTAAACAATTTTGATCTGGTCGTGGTCAAATCAATCTATAACATCGTAGGATAAGTTATGGCAATACCTTTACTACTAGGAGGGATAGCAAAGGGTATCGCTGGTGGTGCTGCGAAGGGTGCTGCCAAGAAGTTTGTTACAGGAAAGAAGAAGAATAAAGTACCATCCTCTAAGAAAAAGGACAGACCTGAATCATATGGTGGAGATAAGGAAGTAAAGAGTGCCGAGGTAAAACCCAAGCAGAGAAAGGTTCAGACTGTCAAGTTACCCGATTCCGTATTCAAGAACAAAAGTGATAGTCCATCTCAAACAAAGGATAGTGATGTATCTTTTGAGTCATTAAACGAACAACTAGAAACAATCAATAAAACTACTGAAGGATTGTCTAAAGTAGGTAAGGGTGAAGTTAAAGCAAAGAAAGATCTCCAAAGGGCAGAGAAGAAACAGGCTAAGAATGCAAAGGCTCAGGCTAAGGAAAAGAAACTTGAGAAGAAAAAGAAGGGTGGAAGTTTTCTTGGTGTTGTTGATAAGGTAGGTAGTAAATTAGGTATCTTTAACTTCCTGAAGAATGTTGGACTTGGCATTCTTGCAATGGAACTCCTGAAGAACTCCGGTGCCATTATGAATGTCATCGATAGTCTCATTGATAACTTTACTAATCCAATCACCTTGATCAAGGGATTGTTTATGGGACTAATGTTTCTCCTTAGAGGTCCCGTCACCCTTGCATTAAGAGCAAGTAGTTTTGTTATAAGGAAAGGTTTTCAACTCACAAAGAAACTTGTCACAAAGATAGGACCAGTATTTAAAAAAGCATTTGGTAATCTTGCTAGAGGTATTTCAAATCTAGTCAGGAATACTGCACAAGCTGCGGGAAGAGGTGCGGGAGCGGCTGGTGGTTCGGCGGCCCAAGCAGCAAAACAGAGGGCAAAGGCAGCTGGTACTCCAGCAGCTCAAGCTGCTAGAGCTACGGCACAAACCTCAGGAAGAGCTGCTGCCCATCAAGCAAGTAAGTCAGGGATTACGAGAATATTTGGAGCTGCAGCCCCTAGAGTTCTGGGTCTGGGAAGAGTATTCAGATCTACTCCTTTTATTGGTGGATTTATATCGTTAGTCATTGACCTCATGTTAGGTGAGCCATTGGATGCTTCTTTCGTTAGGGCCATTGGTGTCGGTCTAGGTGGAGCAATTGGTGGTGGAGTGGGATCATTCCTCTTCCCCGGTATAGGAACAGCTATTGGTGGTTTCGTTGGATCAACTATAGGATCAGCAGTTGGTGATTTCATGTTCAACCAACTTAATAAAAAAGTATCCCAGTTACCTCCTGTTGAACCAGAGAACAGATTGATCTCTGGTATTGATGTGATGAATAATACCCCAAGTAATGATAAAGAAGTTAAGGTCGGTCAACAGAGAAATGTTGGTGGACTTATGATGGTGTGGGATGGACAACAGTATGTTACTCAACAGGAATACATTCAGAAGACAGGTAAACAACCACTACCTGTAGGTGCTCAATCAACACCCACTCAACAAGCGGTACCAAATCAACCCACTGGCACAAGACCTTCTACAGGAGGAATTACAAAGGAACAACAATCATTGCTTGATGCAATATCATTTGCTGAGGGAACACGAAAGAGTTATGGAACAATCTTTGGTGGTAAGGTAGTACCTGAATTGGCACAAGGAAAACTTACCATTGGTCAAGTCCTTGAGATGCAAAGGACTGGAATGTTAAACGGAAGGAATGTGGGATATGGAACCTCGTATAACTCTGATGCAACAGGTAGATATCAATTCATGTCTTTTGTTTTGAGAGAGGAGATGCAGAAGCAGGGCTATACTCTGGATACTTTATTCACACCAGAACTTCAAGACAAAATGATCTTAGGAAGAATATCAAGATTTAGGGGTGTAACTCCAGCACTTCTTGCAAAGGAAGGACTTAGTACAAGAGTTCTTGATATGCTTGCTCCGGAGTTTGCATCGTTCCCTTACTCTCCTAAGGGTGGAAGAAGTTATTATGATCAACCGGTTAAGACTGCCGGCTCTATTAGAGATGCTTACAATAAATCTCTCGGGATGCCTCAATCATCTCAACCTACACCTACGATGCAACCCACATCACCAGCTGTACCACTAGGAAGGACCGATCCTTTTGCTCCTGTCTCACAGACCACACCACAGGCACAATTAGCACAACAACAGAATCAGACTGTTACGACACAGGGTACAATCAATGACATGTATAAGGGTGCTACCAATACTTCTACATTCCAAACCACAAGTGGATATGGAATGAGAAAGCATCCCATTCATGGTGATATGAGAATGCATACGGGTGTTGACATCGCACCACCTGGACCAGGTTATTTTGTTGGACTTAAAGTACCTGGTAAAGTGACACGGATTGGTAATGATCCTGGAGGGTATGGTAAGTTCGTCATCATCACATCTCAAGAGTCTGGTTACAGTTATATGTTTGCACACATGGCAACCATCGATGTCAAGATGGGTGAACAATATACTGGTCAACCTATCGGTGAGATGGGAACCACTGGTGGCAGTACAGGTATTCATCTACACTATGAGGTTTATAAGGGTGGAAAGGATGGTCCCGCCATTAATCCAGAACCATTCATGAACCTGTTGACTATGGGTAAGGTAGATGGTCAGACAAGACAACAGACCGCACAGGTTTCACCTAATCAACAGACACCTAATATGAGTGCTAGTGTTAGTTCCCGTCCTTCTTATGATCCTTATAGTGATACTGAGAATGCTGGTGGTGGTGTAGTCCCTGTCCCACAAGAACAAACAGTATCAGGTGGAGGTGGTGGTGGAGGAATGATGATGGGTGGTCCCTCTACACAAGAGGTATTAAATAGTTACTATAAATCTCAACTCCTCGGGTTCTTATATAAACAAGGATAATGCCATCACAAAACGCTCCAACTAGTCCAGGTAATATATCTGAGTTCAAAATATCATCTAATAGTGACAGTAATGCTGTTGATTTGTCGGGTGGTGTGGTTGACTTCAGATACTATGAGAGTGTCCTCGCCAATAATATAACAGCCACTGCTGTCATTGTTGATAGTGGATACGAGACTACTGGTGGGAATGTAAAAGCATCTAAAGGTGTATTGGATTCTCTTCCTATCAGAGGTGGTGAAAGAACAGACATTACTGTAGAAGATAACTTAGGTAATCAACTTAAATTTAAGACACCTTTATATGTTAACAGAGTAAGAAACGGTGACTCTGGTACATCTAAAGATGTGTTCGTGATTGACTTTGCATCACCTGAATACTTTGCTAATGAACAACAGAGAGTAATGCAAAGGTTTGAGGGAAAGATATCTGAACATGTCAAGACTATTATGGAGTCAATTAACGGAGAGTTTGTAGAGTTAGACAACACCTCACTTAACTATAACTTCATTGGTAATGATAAGAAACCATTCTATACCTGTACTTGGTTAGCATCTAAGGCTGTACCTGATAAAGATGTAGGTGCCAGAGCTGGGTTCGTATTCTATCAGACAAGAGAAGGATTTAATTTTAGATCTATTGACAAGATATTTGAACAAGAACCAGTCAAGAAATATACCTTCAATAATACACCCGATACTCCTGTAGGATCTGATGGTAATGTATTAGATTATTCTATCGACACAGATATTGATCTAAAGAATAACATGACCCTTGGAACATATAATAGTAGAGCTATCTACTTTAATCCATTCGCCATGGATTATTATGTTAAGGAGTTCAAGTATGAGCCAGAGCGATTAGGTAAGGCAGGTAAGAAGTTTGCAGGTAACCTTGTAGCGAAGGAGTTCACACAGTCACCTACAAGATTGATGAGTCATGTATTTGATGTAGGTGCCATGCCTAACGGAACAGGTAATGATCAATTGGACCAATGGAAGGCAGCTAAAACTGATCCTAACTACGATGCTGAGAACACCATGGCTCAGTCAGTCATGAGATACAATCAGATGTTTTCTGTTAAGATCAATGTAACTGTGGCTGCTGACTTCAGTCTCAAGGCTGGTGATGTTGTTGAGTGTACATTCCCAGAGGTGTCAGGTAATTTAGAGACCGATGCAAATGAACAGACAGGGGGCATATATATGATAGCTAGTGTGTGTCACAAAGTCACACCACGGGAAAGCTTTACACGATTGGCTCTTGTTAGAGACTCGTTCGGTACAAAGACAGGTTATCAATGATAGAACAGGGACTCTTTAAAAGATATTTCGTAGGAAGGGATGGGTTTCTCTGGTGGATCGGTCAGGTAGCTCCTGAATCATCATGGGCTGAGAACAAGACCACACCTCCTCCCATGAACAATAGTACCATGAAGGGGTTCGGGGAGAGATACCGTGTCCGTATCATGGGGTATCACACTGCTGACATCGATGAGATACCTGATGGTGAACTCCCCTGGGCGTATGTAATGTACCCTGTCACTGCTGGTAGTGGTGGTCGATCCAGTTCACAGTCAGCTAATATCTCTCAAGGTGATTTCGTCTTTGGTTTCTTCATGGACGGTGAGGATGCTCAGATGCCAGTCATCATGGGTATCCTTGGTAACAATGAGTATGCTGCAGTCCAAAAGAGTATCACCAAGGCAAGGTTCATTCCCTTCAGTGGTTACACTGAGAATGATAATGTATCATCGTCTTCTGTCAATGTAGACAGAGGTGGTGAGATTGTTAGACAGACTGGTGCTCAGACTACAGAAGGTAAGACCGAAGCACAAGGTGATCTAGCTGGTCCACCTAACAATGAGACAGTCAATGAGGCAGAGACAGGATCAACAGAGAAAGTTGATGCTGCATCAGAAGTCCAGGCAGAGGAAGAGAGTTCTGCATTAGCTGAGTCTGAAGACTGTGAACCTGTCCCCACTGGTAGGATCCAGAAAGAGATCCAGAATATTATTGTAGAGGTACAGAAGTTACAGAAGTCACTCTACAAATACTCCAGTGCTGTAAAGAATAGGTTCGGTGATATCGAGGCAGAGATCCAGAAGAGAATACAGAA